TCCATAGTTAACCTTGAGCGCCTTGAGCGCCTCGTAAAGCTCTCGCTTCTGCTGATCGGTCCAACTGATTTTCTTTGCCATCGCATGCTCCTTGCAGTGTTAGCTATTGTTTAAGCCTTGTTTGCTTCTTTCTTCGCCTTGCGGGCCTTTGCCTTGTGCTCTTTGTACACGGCAATTGCCTTGGTCACGTCCATCTTGTGCTTTGCGGTCGGCACCTGGCTCATGGCGCGCATCGAAGACTGCCACACGTAGCCGTGATCAATGGAGTCGGAGCCAGAACGAATGTTCTTCCACTGTTGGTTCAGGTGCGCCATCTCGTGCGGAATCACTTTGTTGAGGAACTCGCGCACGTTGTCACGGTACAACGTCATGTTGAGCTCAACCGCTTGAGCTGTGATGATTCGGCGGCCTTTAGGTGAAAGCCCAAAGTGCGTGAGCGCTTGGCCGGCGGTCTTTGGGTCAGTGAGCTCGAGTGTGAACGTGATTGGCACAGGAACTGGAATCTTGTCCCCGTACCGCAGGTTGTACTCTTGAGCGATGGCGTTAGCCGTCACTTGAGCGAGATGTTGAAGCCTGTCATCGGTCAGTTGCATTGTATCTCTCCTTGCTATGGATTGATTATATCACTTGGTGATGACAGTGTAAACACCTAAATGATCTCGAAGGTGACCTTGACGTTTGACCCATACGGTAGCTCACTGACAAAGCGGTAGTACTCAAGAGGGAGTACGTTGCGTCGATCATCGAACATGATCTCAAGCTTGCTGAGCAGCAACTCTTGCTCCTAGACTCTTCATCGTCATAGAGTTTGAGTTCTAGTATGAGTTTCTTGGCCATGGTCAGGCCTTCTTTCTGCCGATTGCGAAGTGTGCTTCAATCAAGGCGACGAAAGTGCGGTACTGAGCAAGGAACTGTTCGTCGTCTTTGTGGGTCTTTTCCACGGCCTCGCGAAACTCTGCGAGGGAGCCTGTGAAGCAGCCGCAGTTGACGCGCACGCCAATCACCGCGTCCACGTGGGCGGTGGTGAAGCGGCCACTGCTGATGGCAGGCCCCACGGTGAGGTAATCACCTGGTTCGCTGATCCGACCGTCACCACGAATGACGGCTGAGCCGGACACGCTGACTGAGCCGGACACGCTGGCTGAGTCATACACGCTGGCTGAGTCATACACGCTGACTGAGCCGGACACGCTGGCTGAGTCATACACGCTGGCTGAGCCGAACACGCGGGCTGAGCCGAACACGCTGGCTGAGCCGAACACGCTGGCTGAGCCGGACACGCGGGCTGAGCCGTACACGCTGGCTAAGCCGTACACGCGGGCTGAATCAGACACGCGGGCTGAGTCGTACACGTGGGCCGAGGGAGCGATGTGGGCCACAGTAAAGCCTCTTTTCTTGGGTTAACCAGCTCTGCCACCATCGTGGGATAGCGCTGGCAGGGGATGCGGGAGCAGCGAATGACTGACAGCCGCTTGAACTCGCAGTCGTAATCAAAGCGTTGCACGACCGGTAGACAGGGACGCCATGTCATGCTGTCACAGCCTTCTTTGCTTGAAGCCCATAAGCCTCTCGAGTCAGGTCCCACGGATTTGTAGGATCAAGCCGTCTAGCTCGTGCATGCTGTTTGCCAAAGAGCAAGGCAGCCACGGACTTTGTCTCGCCATGACCTGTTGCTTTGCCATTGATGCTCTTGACAAGCAGGTACATGTCAGTGCCTTCAACGATCTTGACATTGTTGCCGTCCATGGCTTTGAGAATGAACTCGACGCCGCATAACGCACGTCTTGTCTCAAAGTCATCGTCGATGAGCACGTTTCGCTTGAACTTCTTCTTGCGAATGTTGCAGTAGTAGACAATCGGCTCTAGCCGTTGCCCCTCTTTTGGAATGAGAGCCATGCTGGAGTATCCTTGTAATGATAACTACAATGTAGATCATATCTCATAAAAAGGACATTTGTAAACCGGTCCAGTATCTAGCGAGAAAAAACTGAAGTTGAGGCCATCCAGAAACGAAAAAGCCGCCCGAAGGCGGCCTCTTAAGCGGCTAAGTTTAGAACTTAGTGCCTGTGCTAACGACTCGAATTAGGATGTAGATTATAACACAGCCAAGAATTGTAAACACCCTCAGAGCATCTTATACTTTAACGTGCCGCAGTCCCAAATTCGATCATAGCCGAGCTCTTGCATGATCTCCCATTCAGTCTTGTTAGCGCTATGACCTTGCTTAACAAGCTCGTGCTTCATGAAGCTCGCGCGGTGCTTTCTGTCTTTATAGCCGTGCATGTACCAATAGCTCGGCGGAGAAAAGCTTTCAAACTTAAAACCTAGGCTCTCGTACAAGCCTCCAAAGCTCCACCTTCTGTCAGCATACGAAATTAAACAGCCAGGCTCATGCTCGGAGCTAAATGCTTTTACAAGCTTACTCGCAGCGCCTCTTACGGAACAGCCGCTTAGAGTAGCTAACCTGCTAAGTTCATAATCCGTCCCTGTGCCACCCTTTACATATGAAGTACGCTTGAACGTAGCACAAGCAACAAGAGCACCGTCTTCTGCTTTAAGCCCATATCTTATGCCTGCAACATCGTCTCCTTGAAGGTGATTAGCCGTTAAGAAGCTGCTCTTTTCTACGTTTGAGAGCTTACAAAGCTTCAGCTTCCTGGCGTCAAGCTTAATGTCAAGCTTTCCTAGAATTGCCTTAATTCGGCTTTTTACAATTTCCTGCTTATAAAGCCACTCATCTTCAAATACGTGATATAGCCGATAGCCAAGCTTATAAGCGTGTTGCTGCTTCCACAGCATATGCTTAGGGGACCCACGAACGAGCTCCGAGTGCCAATAGAGGCCGTTCATCTCAAATGCAATTCTTTTGCTAGGTACAAGCACATCGAGCTCCCGTCCTCCTAACACGCTTCTATCGCTCTGAACAGCATCGACGCAAAGACCTTTTACAAATGCAAAGAGTTCACCTTCTATGATGCTGGTTGTGAGCTTAGGATTGCATTGACGGCATTTAATCTTAGCTCGCTTAGACTGATCTAAGTACTGTGTCGTGAGCGTCCACTCATAACTACAGGTTAGGCATGAAAACAACGCATTAGCCTCATTTATCGTTTTAAGAGCTAAGTTGTTGCTTTGAAGATCAGCGCTCAATAGCTTCTCATATTCAAGCCTCTTTGCCTCTCGTTGGGCCAAGCTTAAGGCTTTGAGCTTAGCTTCATGTTCAGCTCTAGCTTTAACTTGAGGTTCAAAAAAAGTTGCTAATGATCTACTAATCTTTTCTTTGGTCTCAAGGCTAACGCTCACGCCGACCGCCCAATGAGCCCGTTTGCCTGACTCATAAGCCTTTTTAACAGTTTCAACAAGCTTTAGTTTGTGCTCTTTACTTTTAGCCTTGCCTCTTAAAGCTTTACCGTAGTCAACTCCTTGAGCCTTGCGCAAGGTTTTGGTCTCTTTAATCTTTGCTCCCACCGTAGGTCGCTTCATGCCTGGCTTATTATGAAGCTTGGCGTGCATAGACGCACGAAGCTTTTCAGCCTCGTCAACAAGCTCTGCGCCAGGATAAAGCTTCTTATAAGAACTTATAGTAAGAGCGTGACTCTTAAGATGAGTGTTTGTAATTGCCGCAAATTCTCGCTGACAAGCCATGCACTTGATCATGGGATGATATATAAGTTAAGCATTTATTATATACCTAACCATATTTAACAAAGCATAAAAAAGCCGCCCGAAGGCGGCCTTCTTGAAGCGGTTAAGTTTAGAACTTAGCGCCTGTGCTAACGACCCGAATTGGGATGTAGATGAATTCGATTGCCTTTGCAGGTTTCACGAGAATGTCTACCCAAAGCTCGTTCCGGTCGATGCGAGTCGGCGTGTTATTGCTGTCATCGCAAACTACCAGGTAGTCATACAAGCCACGACGAATCAGGATGTCATTTAGGTAGTCATCGATCATCGTCTTGATCGAGTCACGCGTGATGCGATCGTTCAATTCGAAGAGGTATGCCATGGCAGCCTTCCGAATCTCGCGCTTCATCTTCTGCAACAGGAGCATGACGTTAACGCGGTCAAGCGCCGATGTCAAGCTGTAGGAGGTCTTCTGACCGAACACCACGAAACCGCGTCCTGGGAAAAACGGGATGATGTTGACGTTCTTTTGGAACTCATACAGCACGTCACGTTGACCTTGATTCAGCGGTGCCGACACGAATGTCGTTGCTGTACCAAGCGTGCCAGTGACATAGCCCATATCGCCCACGCCAGTCAGCACGCCACGGCGGAAACCTGCCGGTGGGTACCAAACTTCTGCAACATTTGCGGTGTACGCAAAAGTCTTGAGCGCCGCGCCTGAAGCGGCTGCGAACACGTCCACGCCGTCAAGGTTTGAAGCCAAGCAGTGTGGGTAGTAGTACGCAACGTTCTGCGAACGGTAACGTGCCGATGTCAACGACCAGATAGCCGTGTCTTCGGGAGTCTTGGTGAACGGCGTGTCCGCGATCACGAAGGCTTCTTCAGCGATAGACAGGTTCAAGTTCAACAGCTCATCAACTACTTCAGGATAGCCTGGGCAAAGGATGATGTTGTACTCGTAGTAGTCCGAACGCACGTCGGTGTTGATGTTGATCTCGCCTTGCAGCGCGGTCACGATCGTTACACGCTTAGCAGCATCATTTGCGCCGAGCGGGTTAGCAGTCAGCGTTGTTCCGATTACAAGCGTAAACACGTCAGATGCAACGAATGCGGTGCCGCCTACGTTGATAGTGAACGAGATAATACCGTTATTGTACGGAACGCCGACGGTAGCTGCAGGCTGCGCACCTGACAAGAAGCCAGTCACAGAAAACGTAGTTGCGCTTGTAGCAGTAATCGTCCAAGTCTCAGCTTGACTAAGAGTTTGATTGACGGAGACTGCAGTCATCGTGCCATTGCCCGTACCTGTGTAGGTAGGCGGGTTAGGCACATATGTAAGCACATCAGCATCAGCCAAGTCTACATCAGCACGCACGACATAAGCGCGATTGCCAACAGACAGGTACTGGTTAAGAGCGAAGAGGCCGTACTCATTTCGCGAGTCGCCGTGCTGTTGCGCGCCTGACAAGTCCTTGCGGAAGAACGGGATACCGTAGGTGTCTACAGATTGTCCTAGCGAGGTAATGGTACGAACGACGCTAGACTCCTTTGCGCCTGGCGCATCGGTGACTCCGTCGACCTTCTTCTTATCCGCACGGGTTGCGATGAAGAATAACGGTACGCATGGGGCTGAAGCCGCTACGTAGAACGATTCATCGATAATTGTTACGCTAACGCCTGGAGAGACGAGAGTTGGCATAGTAGATGTCTCCTGTCATTTTTGACAGATCTATTTATGTTGAGATAGCATTAGAGTGGCATCTCTAACAGCATCTTCACATTGTGGTTAGAGCTTTTTGAATTCATCTCTAAGTTTTGCTGCTTCTGTATTAAAAGCTTCACGTAGCTTTGCAGCATCCGCGCGAAGTTTTTCTTCAGCAGCAACTTTAAGCTTCCAGAGCTCATCGGCCATCTTGGCTTCTAGATCAATAAGCTTTGAATGTAACGCGCCCAAATGAAAGTATTCAAGCACCTTGTCTTCGATCTTACGCCCATCGGCTTCTAAGATCTTCAGCTCATCTTTGGCTTTCGCCTTGAGAGTATCAAAGAATGACATGAAAATTTCCTATAATGACGTTTGCCTATTTACATTGACTTCAGCTTAGTATAAGATCTATCTATCGTAATCGAAGATACAAAGGACGCAAAATGCAAGTCACCAGCACGATCATTACTGAGTGTTTGCCGCTGCTTGAAGCTGAACTGGAAAAGCTCAACAAGAAGGCGAAGCGCTTGGGTTGCACCCCGCTGACGATGACGAAGACTGACTCGTACTTGCGCTCGCAGGCAACAGCAGCCGGCACGAACGTAGTGGACAATGTCGTTGACATCATTATCGACGGCGAGCCGATCAAGCTCAATGGTTGGCGCTTCCTTGGCCGCATCGAAGCGGTCCCAGGCGCCGACAACCTCATCTTTACCGTCCCAGGCGAAAAGGCTCCTGACGAGTACCGCACGTGCTCAGCATATCGCTGCCAGCACTGCAATCAGGACCGCATCCGCAAGTACACCTGGATCGTGGAACACGATGACGGCTCCCACCGTCAAGTCGGTTCAAGCTGCATGGATGACTTCCTGAGCGCGAAGAATCCCGAACGTGCCGTTGCGTGGTGGATGGGTTCGATGGACAAGCTTCTGGCCTACTTGAAGGACCTCGAGACGAAGACACCGTCCCAGGTGCATACCGGCTTCCACCACCATCAGCCGATGCTGATTTCGGCGCTCGACACGCTCATTCGCGCATGCACCGTCGTGCGCATCCGCGGCAAGTACGAGTTTAACAATGAAGAGCAGGAAGGCACACCGAACATCGTCTGGCGCAGCATCTTCGGCTACACCGACCTGTATGACGCTTCGACGCAAGACGATAAGGACTTGGCAGACAAGATCATCTCCTTCGTCATTGCCCGTCAGCACACCGCCGACTACTTCAAGAACCTCTCGATCATGTTCCTGGGAGAGCGGGTATCGCCTCGCAACGTGCGTTACATCTGCTCATCCGTGTACACCTACATGAAGGAGCAAGGACTCCTGGGCACGAAGCGCGGCAAAAACGAATTCGTTGGGCATGTCGGTGACCGTCTGCGCAATCTGGAGCTACGGATCATCTACGTGAAGGAGCTCGCATCAGCATACCACGAGAACTACGACTATATGGTACTGCTGCAAGACGCCGACGGCCGTATGTTCAAGTGGATCAAGACTTCGACTGGCGTCCCGCACAAGGATGACCACGTCAAGCTGACGGGTACCGTCAAGAAGCATGAAACCTACAATGGCACCAACCAAACGGTGCTGACTCGTTGCACCATGGAAGTTATTCAGGAGGAAGCATGAACGACTGGATCGTAGCTATTAGCAGCATCATCGCTGTGATCGGCGCTTATCTCTACGGCCTTGAGCTGTTGCGAGATCGTGTTACGTGCACTACATCTTGGCACCAGCTTAATAAATTTCAACTTCAAGCAGCTGTCATGACTATTAGTGGCACAGCCATCGCATTATCAGCGCTGATCATCGGCGCTGTACTCAGGAGCTACGCATGAGCAAGATACCCGCACACGTCTACGTGACTATGAAGAAGCAGCCCATCTACGGTGATTACACTAACCGTGACGCTCAAGGACAAGCGGTCCCTATTGACTATGGGCCGATGCTTGGGTTCCTACAACCGTGGAATCCTAAAAAGCCGGATGACAAGAAGCATGAAACTCAACGTGACTGGGCATACAACCAGCACATCATCAACTTCAAGTGCGAAGAACGCAATGGTCACCTCTGGATCAGCGGCTATCGAAACACCTGGGACAATAACGTGTGCGTCGAAGTAGACGTTGGTGAGTGGGCTGATCCTCAGCCGATGGTGTATTCAAACACCCCACTACCTGGGTTCAAGGTGCAGCACGCTATCAGCCGATACTCCACGTCCAACAAGCTGTGGCGGATTCTTGACCCGCGCGGCTTCGAGCTTGAGATCACGACAGGCTGCATGGAGACGCTGATTCAAAATGCAACCATCATCAAGGGTGGCATGATTGACGCCAAGTGTGTCTGGGTCGGCAATAAAAATCTGATCGTTGTGCCTTAGTGTTTACATCCGTGTTCGATTAGAGTACAATCATTTAATCGGCAATGGAGATACAACATGAGCACCGACATCAGGCAAATGCGCTCTCATGCATTCACGCTGCAAACCGCTCTCATTGAGCTAGGTGTTGAAGAAGTCGAGCTTGATAATGCAAGCTTGAACAGAAACGACAGCTCCATCAAGCTTGATCTCAACCTTGGCGATGGTTGCTACACCCACATCTTCATCAATGCGAACGGTGAGGTTGCATTTAGCAGCACTGGCTGGAACCACATCTGCAGAGACCCTGCTGGCGTGCGCGGCCTTCAAATCAAAGATGACGGCACCGTTATGCTTGGGGGCGTCAGCAATAATATTGAGGGCTTAGCTAAGACGCTTATTCAACGGCTGCCCAATGTCAAAAGAGCAGTTCTTCTGAAGAATAACTTGCTTTGCAGGATCAAGACAGTCAAGCTCAAGAGGGGATAATCATCGCCGGTTCGAGCACGTGAGTCGTGTTCTCTCGGTCCAGGTGAAACCTTCCCAGGTTTCGGAGCAGCCCAAAGCGCTCAATGAGCGACATCAGCGATAACGCTTTATCGCTGTCAACCACAATAGCTGAATTTAGAGGTCTCTCTTAATCCGCTAGACGGTAAATAAGACTTGCTAACCCCTTAGGAGACCCTACATGACCATTAGCAAGAAACAATTTGATTTCGCCGTCCGTGGCCGTGTTTGCGCCATTGACCCTACAGCTGCACTCATTCTTGCAAACCTGCAAGTTGTTATCGAAGGGTTCTCCCTCGAAGGCGTCGAATATGATCTGACGACACCTTCTACGGTCGGTGCAGGTAATGAAATAATCAGCTTCCCGACGCTTGTCGCTGATAACATCACGCCAACAACAACTGCCGCTCTTGCCGCTACCGCTACCGCTGTTAAGGCTGCAATCGGCACACTCAAGGGCATTAGCTAATTAGCTACCCGGTTAGCATAGAAAGCCGCTCGCTGAGCGGCTTTTTCAATTTGTGTAGCTGTTATAAGAAAATGAAATTATCTCACCAAGATGGGCCGTTTCGGTCCAGCCTCTAGCTCGAAGTGAAGCAGCAAGACGCTCATTGAGCACATTCTCAATGTAGAGCGTGCGTTCGGGCTCGGCGGCTTTGACTAAGTCAATTGCAGCCCAAAGCTCACCATGGCCTCTAGTGTGCAACGGAGCGTTCATGTTTGCTAAGTCAAACGTGTCAACTGACTTTCCATCAAGCACGTGAAATGAACGTCTGACGTAGATGTCAATGTTCTCGTGCATCACCCATGCATTGCGCAAAGCTTTGTTAGCTAAGAACTCAGTGAGCGTCATCTGCTTTTCCGAATCGGCATAGTTTTACGCTCTCCAAAGAACCTAATCTAGCCGATTAGCATCAAAGCTTTTCGATGCGATTACGCACTTCAAGTCTTGCTGTCTTACTTCCGCGAGACGATCGGCGGCAGGCCATCGCGACGGCCGGTGATCCAATCAATGATCCAGTCAAACATGAGAAGCTCCTTTAAGTGGTTAGGTATATTATACCGCGTTTTTAAATTGCATGTAAACTAGTTTGCTTGACTGTGAGCTTCATGCTTAACGCTTAATAGTTCCGATGTGCTCGCCCTTTTCGGTGGAGAGCACGATCTCATCGTCCTTGATGACCAGATCATACCCGTCATCAACCAGCTCTGACTGCAGCTTTAAGAGCGGCTTCCGATCGCCTGCGTTTAGCGAGGCCAGAGCGGCAGTAACCTGAGCTGTTAGCTTCAAGCGAGTCTCTACCTGCTTTTTAACCTTCGCCATGTTTGCAAGCGCGCGAGCTTCGTCAAGGTCTGGATTAACCTCCTCCACGTTGCGCATGTAAGCGGCAATCTCAGCCGGCGCCCAACCTGCATTAGCTTTTCTCTTGATGTCGGCAGTCATGCTCTCTCGGTCATCATCGCTAACATGTTCCATGTCAAGCATGCCAAAAACCTCCATGACCGGATCTTCATTCTCTCCTGCTAAGATAAACTCTTCGTGATTTGCTTGGCTAGGGTGTCCGGTCTTCACTCTGATGATGCGCTCATCTTGAAGCACCTCAAGGCTCTCTTGCCCGTCCAAGAATTCTAGCCAAAAGCTAGCAGCCCACTTGTCAAGCCACTTCGCAATATCTTTAAGCGTCTTAGCTTCCTCAATTTCAGACCCATCAGATGCTGTAAACTTGAGCGGCGTCTTGGTGACATCCACCCAGTAGGTATATGAGCCGCCGTTAATGCCGATCGGCTGAGGAAGATGTTGCAGCTGAGCTAATGGGCTATTGTCAGCAGGCTTTCTTGTTTCGGCTAAGGAGAGGAGCTCTTTGATGATCATGGAGCTTATTTACGCTTACGCTTCTCTGTCACGTAGTCAATGTGCAGCATGCCGTCATGACGTAGCAGCCTTCAAGCTTATACTGCCTGCTCCCAGGCCGGCGCCCAAGCCGTGCTCTTCTTATAACAAGCAGCTCGCTTGTCAGTATATTGAAGTATACTTCAGTATACTGAAGTATCGATCTCACCTTCAAGCACGACGGGACCGAAGAGAGGTGGTGAGTCAATGTCACAGGGCCTGGTCCTTGCGGACATGCACGTATGCAGGCGAGAGCTTTTGATTGTACGACGATGAGACCGTGCGGGAGAGGCGGTTTGGGTAGTCAATTATGTGCATGCTTCGCAGGTTGACTTTGTAAACGGCGCTACGGCTGTCATGAACTTATGAGCAAGCGCTTCATCAGCAAACCAGAAGCAAAACTTGAAGCCAGGCCTAAGCCATGGCTTGTTCTCAGCCAGCGCTTCGACTACGCCTGGGTAAGCGTTTGAGACTAAGACATTAGCCCTTCCATGCAGCTCGATAAAGTCGGTGATAAGCTTTAGCTCGCTAGGCGTTTCGGGCGTGGCGATGTTAACAACAAACTTGGTCATTTATATTGTGCTATCCACATGAAGCAAGGGACATAACCAATAGCAATTTTTTCATATAGACCTCTTTGCCGCCCAAGTTGCTGTACGTTTTGCATTGGCAGCTGCTGTATTTAGCATCGTCCGTCCAAATGTCCAGCCTGGCTCTACCGGCAGGTCCTTATCATGCCGTTTGTTCACCGTCCCATCAGTGACCCAAACTTTACCTACCAAGTGCTTCCCAATCCTAGACTTTAGCTGACCTACTTCCCAGCCATTAGCTACCCAGGTCTTTACATTTTCAATTCTTACAAACCGGTTGATGGTCCCGTCATTGATCCACTCCATAGCCGGTCTATCGCTTAAATCCAGAAACTCAGCATCAAGCGTCTGCTTCTTGCTTAAGTTCTTGTGTGCAGGAAGAAGCTGTAGGTTAGTAAGCGCCGCAGCCTCATGGATGTCCCAGCCTCGCTTGAAGCACTCGATGATCGGTACAATGTGATCAAGATTAACGGCGTCCGGGTTCAGGTCCGGTCGGCTACGAGGTAAGCGCTTTGGGTTAAGAACATCGATGTTTGCGTCATAGCAGCGATTAGAGAGTTGGCGCACCTGAGTTAGATAGTCCTCCCAGAGTGTGAGATCATAGTTTCGTGCAAAATATTCCTTAGAAAAGGCTGTTATCTGTGCACCGCGTTTCTTGGGACCGCATACTGAGCACTTTGATGCACCGCTAAGCAGGTTACATAATTGCACTTGATAGCGATGATTACATTCACGATTTGTAACTTCAACCTTTGCTTTATTATTAGGAATAGTTGATAAGTCGCTATGAACCGTATAACCCTTACTATCTAATTTAATAGTGGATTCAATAGCAAATTCATCACGACGTTTCTTAGTAATACATTTGACACAAAGTAATGCATCTGGTCTAGTATGACGAACTACACCGCAGGAAGAGCATGGAAGATATGGCATATGTGTGTATGGTAATCTGTTCATTTTCAATTAGGCATTAAAAAAGCCTCCCGATCGGGAGGCTTTGTAATTGAGGTGTCATCCGACATCTGCAACAACCGGCCTTTCGGCCGAGGTTGTTTACAAGAATGTCAAATTATTTACGACTATCTTTCCATAATAGTCAGCACTATTAGCCAGCGATGTTGCCGACGACGTGAACGTTGCCTTACCGTAGCGAGTCATCACTGCGATTTGGTTGTTGTACGTCTGCGGATCAACAACAGTGTTGCTGGTCATCAGCGGAATGTACGGGCAATAGAAGTAGCCAGCATCCGTCTCGCCGTTGCCACCCTTGTAGCCAAGCAGCACGATCTGTGACGATGCCGAAGCGCCGTCAGGAACTGCTGAACCGGCTGCAACTGTGCCGAACGATGCGTCGAACATGAACGAGTAGATCTTGATAGCGCCGTTAAGCGTACCGACCAGCTTCGTGTTGTTCGGGCCTTCGAACGAACCGCTGACAGCAGGTGCGAACACCGACTTAGCAGCAGATTGCAGGACCGAGACGATCTGTGGGTTCACCACAGCGTAGTTGGCCATGCCGCGGCGGGTCTTTGCGCCGATGTCGTTCGCTACCTTGTTGATCAGCACGCCGAGGACAGCGTGGCGGTCGCCAATGTAGTGCGGCGTGCCTGTGAAAGCGCCAGCCATGTCGAACAGCTCGGTCGTGCCAGCCAGACGGATCAGGTCGGTCACGATTTCGTTGTCGATTTCATGCACGATCTCAGCCGAGAGGGCTTGCGTGATTTCAGCTTCGAGGTCCAGACCGTGCTGCGAGGACAGGTCCTGCATAGCTTCGATCGACCACTTAGCTTGCAGCTTGCGTGTCTTCGCTTCAACAGCTTGACGGAGCACTTGGATGCCCATCGAACGGCCAGGGAACGATTCCATGTCGATCACGTCACCAGCGTTGCCAGACAGCGGCGAGCTAGAGAGCGAGAAAGCGCCTGCAGGTGTGAACGGGCCGCCAACGTTAACGCCCGAAGCGTTATACAGGCCACCAGAAGCACCAGGGGTTACGCCACCCGAGTAGAAACGACGCATACGACCAGCAAACGGGGCGGTAGCCGACGTGTTGCCGAAAGCTTCGTCATCAACTGCGATGTCACCAGCGGGTGTTTCTGCTGTCGTCGCTGTGTTCTTGTAAACATAGCGCATCGAGAAGATCAAGCCGGTAGGACCCGTCAGCGGTTGCACCCCAACGATTTCGGTACCGATGGTACCGGGGATGATACGGCGAATCATAGGCATCATCAGCTTCTGGAAGTTGCCTATGTTACCCGTCGAAACGACGTCCGCAGCCGAAGTTTCCTTCAGCAGGTATTGACGCTGGTTTTCCAGCGCAATGTCAACGATCCGTGCCTTAGTGGGATCAAGGTTTTCGAGCAGAGCGGACTTGG